TTATTTCTTTTGAACAATATTATTAATAAAGTCATCTTGAATTGTGCGATTTTTTTGTTGAATATCTTCGCTTAATGAAGAATAGTATTCTAAAGTCGTACTAGCATTTTTATGACCTAGTTGTTTCTGTGTGTAAATCATATCAGCACCAGCTAAAACTAGCATATCTGTTCTGGTATGCCTAAAAGCGTGGGAGGTAACACGTTCAATCTCTGCAGCTTTGCAACGTTTTGTAATAAATTTATTGATCGCTGCATTTGTGATAGGTTCTCCTAAATCGTTAGGGAACAAATATTGTCTATGATTTAAGCTTACAATCTTCTTTTTGTAATTTTTTTCTGCTAGATAATCTTTTAATATTGCTGACAAAACTGCAGGCGTGTCAACTGTTCTTTTTGATTCGAAATTTTTCGTGTTTTTAAAATCTTTTTTTCTTTTGTAATCAAAAGCTTTATTAATGCTAATCTGATTATTTTTTAAGTCAACATCTGTTTCCAGCAAGCCATTAATTTCTTCAAATCTAGCTCCTATAAACATCATTGTAAGTGTAGCAAATTTAGAACTTGAATTTGTAGCTTCTGACACGCTCTCTAAGAGCTTTTTCCACTCGTCCATACTAAGTTCCTTTTTACGTTCTCCAGACGTGTCACGACCATTTATGACCGATTTACGAGCAGGATTAAAGCGAAGGATTCCATTATCAACAGCTTCTATAAAAACAGACTTACAAACTTTATGATAGTCTTTAACAGTTTCTTTTGAAAGCTGTTTGCCACTTGGATTATTTCTAACGGTTTTGTTGCTCAAAAAGTTTATAAATTTTTGATAGGTTATTTTGTTTAAATCGTTAATAAAATAATTTTCTCCGAAAAACTCAAGTAAATATCTTCTTGTCGTAAGTATTTTCTTTTTGCGCTCTTCACCTACTTTATTTTTCTTGAAAGTTTCAAACCACAAATCAAAAAAATCAAGCAACTTTGTCTTGTTTGGGTCAATGCCTTGTTGTACACTAGCTCTTTCATTTGCTTCCCAATCTCGGCATTCTTTTTTTGTTTTGAAGGTTCGTTGTTTTTCAATCCATTTTTTCGTAATTGGATTTTTAATGCGGATTCGCATTTTATATCCGTTTTTAACTTTTTTTGGTTCTGCCATTTTTTATCAATCCTTTTTGACTGTAGAAGGCTGTTGATTTTAATGGCAAATCCCCATAGCGGAATTGCACCGCTACAAGCTACTAAGTGGGGACGAGACTAAAACGCCCAGATTTAAAATCCGAGCAATAACTACGAATTACTAAGTTAGGGTAAGCCAATTTTATTGGCTCAAGTTATCTACTGCATATTGTGCTTGCTCTGGCGTAAAGCTTTCTCCAGCTTCAGAAACCAATTGATCATAAATGGCATCTACAGACATGTCCATAGTGTCTTGATAATTTTCGGCTTTTCTCAAAGCATTTTCATTGTAGTCTGCTTCCACATTATCGATAGCATATTGGGCAGCCTCTTCGGGAAATTGTTCGCCTGCGTCAGATGTTAGCTGATCGTACAAACCTTGTTCGGACATATTCATCGTACCGACATAAGATTCAGCCTTATTCAAAGCTGATTGATACTCTCGAGGCACGTCGGTATCTTCTTCAGCTTCCTCCGGTTCACTAGACTCTTCCGAAGAATCCATTATAAATTCTTCGCTTTCTTCTGTTTCTTCCGCAGGCTCTTCTGTGCTTTCTTCAGAGGATTCTTCTGAACTTTTCGCAGTTTCCTCAGTTGACTCTTCCGAAGATTCTTCTGTACTTTCTACAGTACTTGTAGCTATCGTAGATTCTTCTGTAGCTACGCTTTCCTCTGGTTCATCTTCTGTAAACGCTGAAACACCCAACGCACTTAAGATAAGAACAACAATAGAAGCATTTCTTTTTGCCTTACTAGGTGACTTTTTGATAAAGTACCAAATACCAACCGCTGAAGCTATAAATAACACCGAAAAAATAAAACTCATTTTTAATACTCCTTTAAATTATTATTATATATTATTGCACAACTGTATGCGTATGTTTTACTCGCCATTTTTCGAGCTTGATTTTTAACCAAAAACCATAGATCCCTATGGTGATAAATGTCAATAGCAACCACTTTATCCAGTTGCCAAATAGCTGTATAGCAGTACCATCAAAATACAGTCTTTTTCCCTCAATAATAGTATGTTTTATTTTCCAATTGTATAACATACATAACCCCCAAGGCGCACAAATACCGAGAGTAAATACCGTAATAAGCACCGCCAAAATAGATGTACCAATATAAGTTGCTAAACCACCGTCAAAATAAGATTTTTCCATTTCACTCTTCCTTTTTTATTATACTAAACTAACCCTAAATATTTACATGACAACAGCAAAATTACTCCCTTTTGTTATTTTATTATTTTGCACACCTCCTTTATAAATAAACCCAAGCAGGGAAGCCCCTGCAAGGATTAGAACACAACTTTACCGACTATACGAATATTGTTAGTACCATTAGCCAAAATATCATCGTAGTCTTGATTTAAGCTTACCAAACGTAGGTTATCTTTTTCAAGGTAAACTTTTTTGATGTAAGCTTGTTCGTCGATTTGTACTACCATAATTGCCCCGTTAATAGGGTTGGGATATTTTTCCACAAAAATGATTTCCCCGTCCTCAAACGTGGGCACCATTGAATTACCCGATATCTTAAAGGCTAGATCGTAGTGGTTAGGAACTTCTCCTTCATAGGGAACATATTCACCATACGTAGGATCGAGATCAAGGATACCTGTTCCAGCCGAAGCTAAGGATTGTAGGTAAATATCATTTTCTTGATACTCACTTATATCAATTATTTTATTTTGCTCTTCCAGTTCGTGTTGTGCGTAGCTATATACTTTATTTTGTCTCTCATTGTTTAATTGGCTATATATAGTAGTAATATCTAAAGGCATGTCATTTGTTTCGATTCCTAAAATATCCGTAACAGGAATATTTAACGCTTTGGACAATTTAACAATGTTATCACGTCTCATGTTCTCAATCATTCCGTTTTCCCATTTACGGACCGTTGATTTTCCTACTCCGACTTTATCCCCGAGTTGTTCCAACGTCATATTATTTTCTAATCTTTTTATTCTTATTATGTTATTAATTTCATACACCTCCTGTTTTCCATATTTATATTATAACACAAAAGTGTCTTAAAAGATACTTATAATTTCAAAATATGGATAAAAATATTTTCTATCAAAAAAAATGTGTCTTTTATGCTACTTTTCTATTGACACTATATTTTAACCATGGTACATTAAAAGTGTCCTAAATGACACGGAGGTGATTACATGAAATCAAATTTATTTTTAGGGCAATTAAAAGTAAATGGTAGAAATGTAGATTGGTTAGTTAACCAAATGCAAAACCATGGACGGTATATTTCAAAATCTACGATTTATAAAAAGTTGCGAGGAGATTCCGAATTTACAGCTGGAGAAATTAAAACAATATCGGAGATTATGAATTTTTCTGAAAAAGAAATGTACGATATTTTTTTTGAAGAATTAGTGTCCTAAAAGACACAAAGAACAGGAGGCATAGAAATGAAAGAGACAAATTATGCAAAAGAATCAAATGAAGCACGAATTCAAATAATAAGATATTGCGTTGTCGAACTTAACCATGCATTTCAAAGAAAAGATTCTGCCATGGTAACAGCCATAGCAGAAATTCTTAAGAATATTTAGTTATCAATTGAGGTAATTATATCAAATGAATTGGAGGCATAGAAATGGAAATCACAATCACAGGAACGCCAGAGGAAATAAAAGAACTGTTCCGAACTGATGAGGACAGTAGGGAACAGTTAAAATTCAAAGCTTCCGACTTAGCAAAAGCAACGGTAATGGGTAATTCCGAAAAAGAAACAATAAAATTTAGCAATGAACCTAAAGAAAATAAAAAAATTAATTCTTAAATATTTCTTTTTTGATAAATTCACGTTCTTTTTCTCCAACGTCAGCTTGACCAGCATAGTTATCGACTAATTCACAAATAAACAAAGAGTCATTTTCGTCAATAACATTCTCAAGCTTATTACTCATTTGATTAGGAGTTAGATTTGATCTTACCAACCAAAAAGATTTTTGCAAATTAATGTAAGAACCAAAGCTTTTAATGGCGTCAAACACATCTTCATACTTTTGACCAGGTTCGCTAAGGTCGTAACTAATCATATATGGCTTACTCATTTAACCACCTCCCTTCAGAGGTAATTATAACAAACAAAATAAAATCAGAAAGGAGTTATTTAAATGGGAAAAACACTTGAGTAACAAAATATTATAAATAAATTTCTTCAAAAAAAATGACTGTAGAAGGCGAGTGATGATAATGGCACTTGTAGAAGAAATTGAAAAAATCGTTAATGAACAAGTAGATAAAAGAATGAATGAACTATCTAATGAAATATTCTTTTTGAAGCCGTGGTTAACCATGGGACCTATAAAAGAAATTTTAGATAAAAACTCACGTTGGATTATTGATAACTTATGTACAAAAGAATTTGAGAATAAAGGTTTAGTAAAAAAAGTAGGCGGACAATGGCACTTTAAAAATCCAGAATTTGTCAAATATATACATGATGTCTGGTGGAAAGAAGTTTAAGGAGGAAGTAGAGCAATGAAAGACAAAACAATCATAAGCTTATTTGCGATTATGATTATTGCAATGATTTTACCAATTACTCTTTTGTGGAAAGCTCTTATTATTGTTCCAGCGTTAGAAATTTTATTAATTGGTTGGGACGAAGAAAAGGAGGTAAAAGAATGACACGAACAGCATTGTTAGAAGTAGGCAAACAACAAGCAGATAGTTGGCTAATTGATAACTGGCAACAAATTAAAGCAAAGCAGAATATAACTATAAAAAAAGACTTCGCTAACGGCAATTAGCAAAGTCACAATGATAAATAAACTCGTTTATAGGAGGTATTATAGCACAATTATGAAAATAAAAATAGATGATATCGGCAGAATCCACATGATTGATGACTTTCATCCGTACGGCTCAATTATTTTCGATGTGATGGACGAAAGAATCGGTGTTTATCAAGATTCAGACGATCCAGAGATACGCACAGCATTCGAACACATTGAAGAATCTGCTGAGTTTGAAAAATACGAATTAATCGATGGCTTAAAAGAAGTTATTGAGATATTGGAGGGAAATTATCGTGAGTACACTTTATGAACTAACAGGAAGCTATTTACAACTAATTGAAATGGCAGAAGATAACGATAGCGTAGCTATTCGAGATACTTTAGATAGTATTAATGAAGCTTTTGAAGACAAAGCAGAAAATACAGCAAAAGTTATTCGAGATTTAGAAAGTCAAAGCGAAGCAAAGAAAACGGAAGCTAAAAAATTAAAAGAACGTGCAACTACTTTAGACAATCAAGCAAAGCATTTGAAGAAGTATTTAATTGATCAATTAGAACTTACTGGAAAAAAGAAAGTTCAAGGAAAAGTTCTTACAGTTTCTATCCGAAATAATCAACCATCTGTTTACGTGGAAGACGAAAGACTGATTCCAAAAGACTATTTCAATGAACAAGAACCTAAATTAGATAAAAATCGATTGAAAGACGATTTAAAAAAAGGCACTGAAATTAATGGTGTCGAACTTAGACGAACAAAAGGAGTGAATATCAAATAATGGAACTCATCAATTCGGAAGATATGAAAATCAATGATTTATGGCATGTATTAATTTACTCAAAACCCGGCGGGGGAAAAACATCAACAATACGCTATATGGAAGGGAAAACACTCCTTTTAGATTGCGATGGTACTTCGCAAGTGTTATCAGGTTTGCCGAAAATCACTGTAGCAAAACTAAATCCACGAAATGCCGCACCGTCTATGGTCGAATTTTACGAATACGCTAAAGATCATGCAAATGAATACGAAAATGTTGTTATTGATAACTTAAGCCATTACCAAAAATTATGGTTGATGGAAAAGGGCAAACACACAAAATCAGGACAACCTGAGCTACAACATTACGGCATATTTGATACGCATTTAATTGAAATGATTTCCACATTTCACAGATTGCCACTAAACGTAATGTGGACAGCTTGGGAATCCACACGACAAATTCAGACCGAAAGCGGGCAATTATACAACCAATTTTTGCCAGACATTCGAAACAAAGTCGTTAACCACATTATGGGGATTACACCGGTTGTTGCTAGACTAGTAACCTCGGTTAAAACAGGAAAACGAGGATTTATCTTAAAAGAAAGTGATGGTGTATTTGCTAAAAATCAACTAGATGACCGTGAGTTTAGTCTACAAGAGGATTTGTTTAAGTTTGGGGCTGATGTTGATGTACCAACTGAGGAAATATCAACAGAGTTTAGTCAATGAATCCCGAGCTTATATCGGCAAAGGGTTTAAAGGTGTATTTATCCAATCGCCACCAGGTAGTGGTAAATCAGTTGTGATTGCAGAAATTGTACGTTCGGCAGTAAATAATAAAAAAGGTCACGTGCTATTTATTGCCCATCGGCAGGAACTGTTAAAAAATATCGAAGACTCTTTTAAAGAAAATGATGTGGATTTATCAAAAGTAACAATTATGTCACCGCAAAGAATTAAAAATCGTTTAGGAAGACTGCCTAAACCCACATTGATTATTACAGATGAAGGGCATCATGGAAAAGCAAAAACATATCATGACATCTACGAATATTATAAAGACGTTCCTAGATTGGGCTTTTCTGCTACTCCTTGGCGTATGAACGGGGAGGGATTTGAAGATATTTACGAACAGATGGTAGAGGGGCCTAGCATTAAATGGTTGATTGATAATAAAAATCTTGCTCCTTTTAGGTGGTACGGCATTCAAACTGTGGACCGTTCAAAAGTCGATTTTAAAAATTTATCCCGAGAAGCAAAATCTTCTGCGGAACAATTTTCCAGTGATGCCACAATCCAAGGCGATATTATCAAGCATTATCGAAAACATGCTGAGGGACAACAAGCAATTGTTTATGCACCAACCGTTGAAGTGTCACAGCTTATTGCTCAGTGGTTTAATGATGCAGATATTCCAGCAATGCATTGTGATGGAAAAACCAATAAAAACGAGCGTAAAAGAATTATGCAAGATTTTAAAGATAAAAAGTTTAAAATCCTATGCAATGTGGATCTAGTCAGTGAAGGTTTTGATGTTCCTGAAGTGGGCGTAATTATCTTATGTCGGCCAACAAAATCCGTCGTACTTCATCTTCAGCAGTCCATGCGAGGCATGCGATACAGACCAGGAAAAACATCTATCATATTAGATCATGTAGGCAATGGATTGAACTTAGGCTTGCCCACATCTGACTTTGAATGGTCGCTAAAAGGGCAAAGTAAAGAAGCGAGAGAAAAAGGACCACCTTGTATTGAATGTCCTTCATGCGGTCAAGTTATCGAAAAATCAGAAGTCATTAATGATAAGTGTCCTGCTTGTGGTGCGATTTTATTAGAAGAACAAAAAGAAAATGACGATGAAAAAAATCTATACGATAGCAAGCCAGAACTATTTGAAATTACAGAAGAAGATATTCTAGCGACAAAAAAATATAAAGTTAAACAACCTCTTTCGTATAACTACAAAATTGCCAAAGCAAAAGCGAATAAAAAAGGCGGCAACCCACTGTTTAAATTATTCGGCGGTTTAACCATTTATCGAAAACAAGGCTTCGAAGAAGAAGAGTTGGAAACTTTTGCCTTGTCTGAAGGCGTTGATTTACAGCAAGTATTACGCGCTTACCGTTGGGCGCTTAAAAAATCCAATGAACAACAAGAAGAAAATAAAAATACATGGCAAGAAGCCATATTTAACTAAAGGAGATTATAACTATGAGTTTTAAATTAGATTTTTCAGAAGCACAAGATTTTAGTCCAGTACCTGATGGCATTTACGAAGTCGTTACAGCAAACGTAGCAGAAGACGCGACACAAAATGGTGCAGAATTTATTAATTTTGATTTCATTATCCGCAATGATATCCAACAAGCAAGAGGCAACAGTCATTTATTCCACCGCATTTGGAAGGCAAAGAAAGATGGTAAATACAATAAAGGTATGATCATGACAATTGCCAAAGCATGTGGATTAGAAGACGGCAAAGAATATAGTTCATTCGATGAATTTTTAACAGACTTTGCACTAAAACCTGTGAAGGTACAAATCAAAAATGAACAGTCAGAATATAACGGAAAAACGTATGATAACACCAATATCAAACGTTTTATGGGAACGAGTTATCCAGATGTACAACATCAATTCAAAGGAAAATCTTCTTCAGAAACATCAAATTTCCAACGTGAACCTGAACAAGCTATGGATATTAGTGACGAAGATATTCCCTTTTAAAGAGGTTGATTAAATGAATTATGAAAAAATCCCTACAGAATTAAAAGAATTGAATCAATGGGGCGTTTACAAACGTTATTGGAATGAGAAACGAGAAAAATATAATAAAAAGCCTGTTAATCCACACAATGGTGGGGCAGGCAGTAGCACAAACGAGAGCACATGGTCTGATTTTCAGACCGCTCTCGATGCTATTGAAACATTTCACGCAGATGGATTAGCGTTTTATTTTAAACCACCTTATGTGGGTATCGATTTAGACAATGTAGGCGATGACTTAGAACGTTACCTACTTGGAGATATTGAAGAAAACATTATACACGTATTTATGAACGCCACAAAAACATACGCGGAAACGTCAATGTCTGGCAAAGGCATCCACATTATTGGCAAGTCTACTATTCCTGGCGAACGTCGCAGAAAAGGCGATGTGGAAATGTATTCTGAAGGTCGCTTCTTTGCTATGACGGGTGATTTTTTCGGTAAAAATTGCGAGATTAATGAGATACCAGAAAAACAAATGAAGTTTTTATACAACCGTTTCTTAGATAGTGGAAACGTCATCCAAGGAAAATTTAAGCCTGATTGGATAGATGGCAATGAATTCACCACAGATGAAGTTATTCAAACAGCATTAAATTCTAAAAGTGGTCATCGATTTAAATTATTCATGGACGGCGGTTGGGAAAAGATTTATTCCAGTCAGTCGGAAGCAGACTTAGCATTCGCAAATGATCTTGCTTTTTGGACAGCTGGTGACTTCGAAAAAATGGATGAAATATTCCGATCCTCTGCGCTCATGCGTGATAAATACGACGAGAAGAGAGGAAAAACCACATACGGCATTGGGCTATTAAACAAAGCAATCACCGAAAGTAAAAAACATTATACCGGGAAAAAGAAAACTGATGATTACTTCTTATCTATTCCAGGTATAACCAAAGATGAAAATAAACCTAAGAAGTTTTACAGCTATGATGACACAGGGAACACGGAACGTTTCTTAGATATTTTCGGATCCCTTACTAGATATAGTTACATCAATAAATGTTTTTACTTTTATAACGGCACAAATTGGGAGCAAGACAATATCGGCGCTGTTAGAAGATGGGTAGATCAAAGCATAGAAATTTTTAAAAACGAACCTGTGCAATATCCCAAAGGGGCAACCGATGATGAAAAGCAAGAAATGATCGAAGCCAAAGCTAAACATTTAAAAAAATCGCGAAACAACGCAGGAAAAGAAGCCATGACTAGAGAAATTAAACACAACGTTTCTGTGCTGCAAGAAGAGTTCGATAAGGACGATATGTTGCTAAATGCGCAGAATGGCTATATTGATTTATCAACTGGCATATTATTTGACCACGATATCGAAAAAATGTTTACACGAATTTCAAACGCAGAATATACCGATAAAGAAGAATGTCCACGTTGGGAGTTGTTCTTAGATCAGATATTTGACGGTAATAAAGAATTAATCCGTTATGTGCAAAAAGCCGTCGGTTACTCCATGACAGGAAGCACAAAAGAGCAGGTCATGTTCATACTGTTTGGGAATGGAAGAAACGGAAAATCCGTTTTTATCGATATTGTGAGTGAGATTTTAGGCACTTATGCCAAAGGCATGCAAGCTGATAGCTTAATGGTAAAACAAGGTGGTTCTAGTGGACACAATGAAGACTTAGCTCGTTTAGATGGTGCACGGTTGGTCGCTTCGAGTGAACCTAACGAAGGTGTACGACTAGATGAAGGACTGATTAAGCAATTAACGGGCGGTGATACCGTATCCGCAAGTTTTAAAGGCGGTCACGTATTTGACTATAAACCAAAATATAAGATTTGGTTAGCCACCAACCACAAGCCAATCATACGCGGGAACGACGATGGGATTTGGCGAAGATTGCCACTGATTCCATTTACTGTACAAATACCTATAGAAAAAGTCGATATGAATTTAAAAGAAAAATTAATGCGAGAACTACCTGGGATATTTAACTGGGCGGTTGAAGGTTGTTTAATGTGGCAAACAGAAGGACTGACGCCTCCACAGGATATACAGAAAGCGACGATGGAATATCGACAAGAAATGGATGTTATCGGGTCGTTTATCGAAGAATGCTGCGAAGTAGGAGCAGGCAAAACAATTAAATCAAAAACTCTTTATGCAGCTTATAAAGAGTGGGCGAAAGAAACAAATGAACATCCTTTTACACAAACGAATTTTGGCAAAAGAATATCAGATCGCTTTGAAAAAAGAAAAACAAAATTTGGGATCATTTATCAAGGAATCACATTAAAAAAAGAATACCGAGAATTTTCGGTAAATGTACCAGGGTTATAAAAAGGTGAAGGGTTAGGTGAACAGTTGGTGCATAGTTTTAAGCAAACTGTTCACCTCTGAAACCATTGATGTGACAGTCACTATATTACTTGGTGAATAGTATGCATAGTTTTTACTAAGAGATAATATTATAAAAAAATAAGAAAATATATAAAATATACGAGCGGCTTAGAAAAACTATTCAACCCTTCACCAATTGTTTATAAACGTTGATGTAACAACATTCTTAACCAATCAAACTGTTCACCTTTTAAAACAAACTATTCACCTTTTTTTAGGAGGAATTTATGACAGCAGAAATCGACATTCAAAACGCTATTCGTCGAGAAGTAGCTAAGCAAGGACATTTTATTTATCGGGCCAATGTGGGAAAAGTACGAATGCAAGACGGTCGATGGTTTGATACTGGACTTCCTTCAGGCTTTCCCGATACATTCGGCTTTCGGTCGACAGACAAACAAATATTTTTTATCGAAGTAAAGAACGAAAAAGGTAAGCCGCGTGATGTGCAGGTTAGATTTCATGATTTTTTAACTAAACAGAACGTCATCCACGGTATCGCACGTTCAGCAGAAGACGCACTAAAAATAGTAGAAGAAGGGTTGATTGGATATGGATTTTAATACAGACGAAGTCATAGGGCTTGTAAGACGTTGGGGAGAAGAAAAAGGTTTGGACAAGGCAGAACCATCAAAACAATTTCTTAAAGTAACCGAAGAAATAGGCGAAGTTGCTGCAGCACTAGCTAGAGATAATCAGAATGCTTTAGAAGATGCATTGGGTGACACAGTTGTAACTCTTATTATTTTAGCTGAACAAAAAGGCCTAGCGTTAGAAGATTGTTTAACTGTAGCTTACAAAGTTATCAAAGACCGCCAAGGCGAAATGAAAGATGGCGTGTTTATTAAAAGCGAGGATTTGTAATGCCAATAAAAATATACAGTGACTATGAAGATTCCAACATTGCTGTGGATGAAGTTAACAGATTATATAGAACATGCGGCACAGAGTCCGCAAGAAAATTAAAAGAGTACAAAGGGGCGACGGTCTATTACTACGCTCAGATTGCACAAAAGATCCAAGATTTAAATTCTTTAGGGTATGAGGAGGCAAGATGATGGAAGCAAAAGAAACCGAACTAGAGAGGCTGGAGCGCCTCGCTTACTTAAAAGACGAAGACAACAGATATTATAACGAATGGGAAAGGCTAAAAGACAAGCTCTTTAATGACGAGGACACAAGAAAATACACTGCACGTTATATACCTATCCTAGTGCAGTTTAGAAGTGGCGAAAGCCAAACCTACGAATCAAAAGCAGCCGCGTGCGAAGCATTGAAAACTAGTTTTCGCACATTAAGGGAACATTTAGATAACGACAAGCCAGTTAAAAGTGGAAAGTTGAAGGGTTGCTGTTTTTACAGTGTCGATAAGGAGGATGAGTGATGGATAAGGAAAATTTGAAAGATGAATTAATAAAGTATTCTACGACATTTACTAACAGCAGTATTACTTGCGAGGGAATAACTTTACCTTTAACAAAATATATCATTGATAACTTTGACGATACACCTACCACAGAACAAGCGTGGAAGAAGATCGCTAAGAAATACGATAAAAGCATAGCTAACGTAGAAGCTGATTTTGAGGACTGGATAAACAGTGGAAGACCTCAAACGGAAGAAAAGCCAGAGATACCAAAGTTTGTGGCGGATTGGATAGAAGAAGTGAAGCAAAGAGGCTGGGGATTGGCGGATGCTTTAAATTGTTTTGTAAGTCCAATTATGCCTGAAAAAGTAAAACAATGGATACAGTTTGATTTTGCAGCTATTGGCTGTCATCACGATAATCAAGAATTACTAGCAAAAGCATGGCTACATGGCTACACCATCGAAAAAGAATCCGTGTGGGTGGTAAAGACATTCGCAGGGTACTTAACAGACCTTGAAAGATCTGTTAATGATTGGCAAGCAAGAGTTTCTAGCTCTAAATATGACGAGGATATTATTGCATTTAAATGTAAAGAAAAAGCAAATGAAATAGCAGAACTGATTGGTGGCGTAGTCGGGGAATGGAGTGAGTGAAGTTGGTAGAGATAAATACACAATTAAAAACCTTTTGGGTGGGCTATGCTGATGGCTGGCATCAAGTAATAGCACATTTAGTAATGATAGACAACGTTGAATATGCAATGGTTCCCCAGACGACTGACAATGAAGAATATGTTCTTATCTGTTTGTATCACTCAAAATCAGGGAAATTGATTCAGGAGTGTCCTATATCATTGAAAGAACTTTTAAGAGCTGACACAAAAGAAGCAACCATGAAGATTTTTGAGAATATAGCCAAAGGAATAGAGCCTATACTTAAATATAATAAAACAAAAATCTTGCATGAAAGTGAAAACTACAAATTGGCTATGGAAAAAGAGTTTGGACCTATGCCAGAGATCGAAGATAGCCATGAATTAGATTATTACGAGGAGTGACGGCATGAACGAAAAGCAGAAAGATATATATAATGCACTTATGTTTTACTACGATGACCAAAAGAGGAACGTAGCCGCTACTATTGCAGATACTATTTACATGTTCGTAGATATCGGGGAAGAATTTAAGTTAGATAATACTGACTTTATTCCAGCGCTAGAAGCGTTTTTAAGGGAGGTTAAGGCAGATGAATGAATCAAGAGACTTTAACCTTCTTTTCAAAAACTTAGAAAAGGCAGCAAGTAAGGCAATGAATGCTTATTCCAATCTTTTTTATGAAATAGCAACGGGATTTGATATGGAACAAAATGAACGTATTTGTCATTTAGCATCTAAAGGGTTCGATACATCTGATGCAAAAATCATCGTGAAAATTGAAAGTGACATGACAGTAGAACTAGAAGAGCTAGAAAGGTTCTCAAAATTATTAGATTAAAGAAAGGCAGGCGTTGAAATGAAACTAAGAGAAATAATGAATGATCATTTTGACATAAGAAAGTATTTAAGTATTGATATCGATGCCGAAACAAAAGAAGAATTAGAACAAGAGATACTAACAGATATAGATGACATTGATTTTATCTTATCTAAAGCAAAAATTTACGTTGATGGGGAAGCGTTAGACATGGACTTAGAAGAATTAAAGAAAGGCAGGCGTTGAAATGAGTAAAACATTAAAAATATCAAACGCGTATTTAAGAATTGACAAAGATGATGAATTTACAATAGTGATACCAGACGGCACAAGACCTGCGGAGTATGAATTTATTGCCAAAAGAGAGTTACTTGACCTGATGGAGTTTGATGTGGAAGAGGTGGAAGAATGAGTGATAGAGAAAAAATAAAGAGATTGAGAATTATAGTGGAACAATTAGCCTTTAACCATAATTTAGATTTTAAAATGCTTCACGCAAGTATAATTGCTCTGTTAGATATGATAGATGATTTTTTGAAAGAAGAAGAATTAACGGAAGAACAGCAAGAAATATATGAATACTTTAAACAAGGTTATAAAGAATTTGATGGCGACGACGAAAGCATAACTAATACCATGGAAAGTTTTTCTATCGCTTTTGGTAGAAAAGATGAAGATATGATCCCAGCATTAAAGAAATTTTTGAGTGAGGTGGAAGAATGAAATTTGGATCAGATAAAAACGAAAAAGAAAGTATGAACTTAAGCGGTATTGATAAATTTGAAGTACCAATGGAAGAGATAGATATCACTATTAAACAAGCAAGCGGGCTAGGCTACTCAGTTTTACTAGAACCTCAAGAAATAAATAGTTTTTATGTTAGCGACGGTGTGTTCGACCGAGCTAGTGAAACCTTTACAGTGTATTTGTTAAAGAAGGTGGCTGAATGAATGCGTTTGTTACATTCCTGTTGATATTATTAGGCTTTATTATAGGAGGACTTTTTGTATCTTGGGTATTTAAAGATGATGATGACACCACGGTAAGATCGGAGGAATACTATGAACAGTTGGACGAAAACACCAGATTATTAAGGAGAAATGTAGAATTAAGAAATCAAATTTCAAAATACAAAGAAGAAGAGCGTAAAAGGCTTAAAAATGGAGAATATTTGTTAAGTAGAGATGAAACCTGCCGACTTATGAGTGACAACGTGAACCATCCAAACCATTACACACAAGGCGATATCGAAACAATCGATTATATCAAAGACAAATTAACTGACGAGGAGTTTAGAGGATTTGTTAAGGGAAACGTTTTAAAATATGTTAGTCGTGAAGGATTAAAGAATGGCGACGAGGATTTGAAGAAATCTGATTGGTATTTAAATAAATTGATAGAGGTGTTGGAACAATGATAGAAACAGGATTAAATGATAATCAAAATATTGTGTTGGATTATTTAAAAAGCAGCGAGAGTAATTCTCCTTTTGCAAATATATACGCTCTTTGGACAAAATGCTTTGATTATTGCATGGGCTATCAGTTTTCCGACTATGAAGCAGAAGTTTATGAAGCTTATAGTGGCTTAGATAATCAAGAAAAATACGAAGTTTTGCAAGAGTATGGTCGTTGGGGAATAAATGGAGGGTTGGATTAGTTGGACGCAAGGAAATATTTAGAACAAGTAAGGCATATAGATGAAGAAATACAATCAAGATTGGAAGAGCAAGAAAGCTTGAAGGCTTCTCTTGTTTCTTCGCCACAGATTAATGAAGATAGCGTAACAAGTTCGCCTAAAGGACATTATGATGATAAATTTGTAAAAATCGTGGAGTATTCGCAAGATATTGACCAAAAGGTAGATGAATTATTTGCTTTGAAGCATGAAATATCTAGCGCGATTGATGAAGTGGATGACCAGTTATACCGTTTAATCTTACGTGAAAGGTATATAAATATAAAAAACTGGGAACAAATCGAAGACCAATTACATTATAGCCATAGGCAAATCATACGTTTGCACGGGGAAGCATTAGAAAGTTTCCGAAAAGTATATAATATGGCACAAAATGGCACTTAATGGCCTTTTATGTCACACCAAACCTTTGATATAGTTATAATGTAATAAAAATATAGAGGTGCAGCGGCGGTTTCATCTCTCTTCCAAAGTAACATTGTTAATTCCAGTATCTTTGATCTTGAATGCGCCGTCTTATTTTATATTCACTTTTTGACGATATTTCCATACGCCGTTGCATTTCGTTACTTAGTTTGATGTAGTCGTAAAGAGCGCGACTCTAAAAATAAAGCTCTTTTTTAGTTGAACAACGTGTGGGAACGTTGGGCGTGGAAGGATTTATTCTGAAACGTTTAAATATAGACGTGGTAGTATTTTGATACTTACGCGTTTTACAAACTTTCAAGGATGGGATATCCAGAGGTACCGGACAGGCAAAGAGATGTATTTATAGCTGCAGTAAGTTTGACATCGAGACACGGTTTGACTCCGTGTTGCCTCTTTAACATTAAGTTGGACTTATCAGGAGTGCGATAGGTTGCCTGAAGCAGGCTTTGTAAGCTGTCTTAGATAAATTTAAGAGGTTACACTGACCTCTATAAATATAGGAGTTTCTAAGTTAAATGCGTAGGACTCGGAGCTAGTCGCATAGCTTCCGCACTCAATACATAAAGTCAATCCCTCTACACCTTTCAAAGGACAGTCATGTACTGACGTAGGGGTTTTACATAACTTAGGTTGCTCTTGGAGTAGCCTATTTTTTATATACAAAATTGGAGGATAATTAAATGATTAAAGAACAAAAAATGCAATTAATTAAAGAGTTTAAAGATACACTAGAGAAATTAAATCTTGAGCAAGTAGAAGATGTAGATTTTAATATCGAAGAAGATTTATCAGGTGGATATGCAATTAGTTTAGAAGTTTCAACTAAGAAGTAGGTAAAAAGTTTTAATATGGCAAAATATAATAATGAAGAGATAAACTATTTGACTTACTTAGTCAATGAGACATCAACGACTTGGCCACAACGGGCACAACTGATGTCAGATAAATTTAACAAAGAATACAATGTGAATTCAATTAAAAGCTATGTTAACCATCGTAAACGTAGTGATGCGTGGGACTATCAAAAAGGCAAGCCTGCTATCAAGACTGAGATTAAAGGCGACGGTGTGCAAACATCAGAAATCAAGTTGCGAATGACAGCGGAGCAAGCCAAAGACCCAGATTATGTATTACAAGCCCATGGCTATGATTCGCAAAATTGGGAGATAGTCAAGCTAACTTCTAATGTTTGGGAACAAAATTCGAGCAGTGATGGGCTTGTACAGCTTTATCAAAGTAAGATTGTTGTTAAACCTAAGCAAGGATTTAATGCAAAAGATGTAGCCGAGGAACTGTTAAAAGATGTACCAAAAATGGAATTAAAGCAAAAGATTCACGGTAAAAGGAATCTTGTTATCCCGTTAAGTGATTTGCACTTTCCTGTATTAACTTTGGAAAATGCAAAAGATTATTTATCAGATGTGACAGGAATTATTAATAAAGGGTATAACATTATTGTTATTGAATCGTTAGGCGATATATTTCATTCTAATGCTATGAAGTCATCGCAGACTATCAAGGGAACGCAATTAGAAGACGTAGATATGGTAAGTGCTATTGAGTATGCTAAACAGTTCTTTAGTGTAATTATCGAGGAAGCTTTACAATATAGCAATAAAGTGCGGATAGAGTTTGCAGAAGGTAACCACAGTGCTATGGAATATATGTTTTTAACCTACTTAGAAGCACGTTATCCGCAAGTTAAGGTTAACAAACATAATAAAGCAAGAATGGCTTATCAGATTGGCAATGTAGGTATTATGCTAACTCATGGGCACATGTCCAAGAAAAAAGATTATCCCATGCTATTTGCTACTGAGTTCAAAAGTATTTGGGCATCATCTAGTTGGCTTGAAATACAACAAGGTCATTACCATACAATGGAAGCACAGAATATTAACGGTGTGATACACAGACAGTTAGGAACTATTAAGCCTAATGATAAATACGAGGAAGAGAATGGCTTTACTATGAACTACAAATCAACACAGGCATTCGAATACTCAGAAGATAAGCTTAAGACAATATATGAATTAGGGTAGGTGCTAGATTGGAAGTTATTAAAATTGTATCTGATAAACGACCGACGCAAGAAATTAATATACCTGCGTTTGGTAGTATACATTTTGTTATACAAGATGGGAAAGTATACAAGGTTGAGACAACCGAAAGCAAGATATTAAAAGAAAATAAATAGATACATATCTTTACTGAACATACAGGGGATATCATTACTGGCTTAATTGCTGGTAGTGGTATCCCCTTTTTTTATTTGCACAAAAGGAGGTGTCAATATTGAATGCTTGGGTATTAAATCAAGGAAGTTATGGAGGTGGTTTTGCAGCAGCGGATAAACGTATTGATGATTACTATCATAACGAGCGACCAAAGAAGAAACGTAAGAGAAAACATAATGTAAAGAACTGCTATTACATACAACTATCTACGCCAACAATCTATGACGGTAACGTTATCCAGTCTGAGTTAAAACCTTATGGCTGTTTACTGACATGTCATGGAGAGTTCGAGGAGTACGACATTGATCAATATAAGTTAGTCTACTTAGGTTGTGGACGTAAAGACGATAAACATATACAAGACAAGATAAAGGAGTATGAAGACTATGGAAGAGATCATACCTACTAAAGATACACCTGAAACAATGGAGCAATTAGAACAGGCTATGCAGATACTACATGATAAGGCAGAGGAGTATGAGCGGTTACTTAGCCAAGCACAAGGCATAGCCAAAGAGTTAAAGAAGACAAAGTTTAAAGTAGAGTTTGATTATGGAGAAGAGACGGAGGAATAGAGATGGATAAAGTCATAGGCACTGTACAGTTAGTACTTATTGTACTTAAAGTTATAGGAGCTATTACATGGTCATGGTGGTTAGTCCTTTTGCCATTGTGGATTGGTATCATACTATTTCTAATTATCATTCTGATTGGTGGAATTGCTTTAGCAGTTGGCAAAGATAAAGTGAAAGACGAAAGACAAAAAGAAATAGATCGCATGTGGAATGGTAAGCATGGCGAAGACGACTAAGAAAGCTAATCCTTTTTATTTAACAAAGGAATGGAGACAGAAACGCCAAGAGATATTAGAAAGAGATCATTATGAATGTCAAGAGTGCAAAAGACAAGGTAAAGTTACAACTAGACATGACCAAGTATTAGAGGTAGATCATATCCTTGAGTTGCAAGATCGTCCTGATTTAGCTATGGAAGATGACAACCTTCAGACACTATGCAAGAGACATCATAATATCAAACATGGAAGATACTTTAAGTTTAGAAACAAACCTAAGAAGCCTATAAGTCCTTTAGTGAATGAAGAATGGTTTGGAAACTAAACAAAAAGAAAAAAACAAGAAAATACCAAAGTAAAAAAAGGATATGAATCCCCCCCTGGCTCTAAAAAACTGCCATGACAGTCTTCACGGAGCACCGGTGGTGAGGAAGTAATTACGCAGATATAACCGCGCGTGATAAAAAATGGAAAAGAAGGTGATAAAGTGACCAAAAAACAAGTAAAAGACAGTCTTTTAGCTCAATTAAAAGTTAAAGGAGCTACAGCGGATTATTTTACTGATTTGGTAAATGACTATATGACGCTTTGGGGCGTTAAAGATCAGTTATCTACAGACATTAAAGAGCGCGGCGTTAAATTCAAAGACAATAGTGCCGCTGGCAATGAGATGTGGAAGAATAATCCTTCAAATAAGGAATTGGTCATGGTTAATAAGCAAATGTTAGCTCTCCTGAAAGATTTAGGCTTAAATGAACCTACGGTAGATGATTCAGGCGGAGACGGAAGTGACCTTATTTGATAAGTAATAAATACGTTGAAGAGTACAGACAGCTCTATAAAGATGACAAAATCAAACTCAATAAAGAGCGTATGCAATTATTCGATTGGTTGGATAAAAACATACTAAATGATGATGATTTATATTTTGACGAGGAAAAAATAGAAAATTTTATTCGGTTCTGCGAAAAGTGGTATTTCCCGCTTGAACCTTTTCAAAAATTCATTATTGCATTTATATTTTTATATCATCGAGAAACACAGTTAAGAGTTTTTAAAGAGTTTTTCCTAACAATGGGGCGCGGTGCTGGTAAGAATGGTTTAATCAGTGCTTTGTCGCATTTTTTTATTAGCCCTTTATATGATGTTGAAAATTATGATATTTCCATCATTGCTAATAGCGAACAGCAAGCGATGCGCAGTTTTGATGACGTTTATAATACGATTGATAAACACCAATTGGATAAGCAATTTGTTAATGGTCGGGCACAGATAAGAGGCAAAAATAATCACAGTATTTTACGTGCTATGACAAGTAACGCCAACACAAAAGACGGTGGCCGAGAAGGTGCCGTTATTTTTGACGAAATCCACGAGTTTGCAAATCAAAAAACCGTAGGCGTTCTAATGTCTGGTTTAGGTAAAGTACCCGATAGCCGAGTAATTTACATTGGTACAAATGGTTATGTACGTGGAGGCTTTTTTGATAGCTTAATGGACCGGGCGCATATGACACTTAACGGAGAATTTGATGATACAACGTTTTTCCCCTTTATTTGCAAATTAGATGATAAAGACGAAGTTAAAGATTCAGATATGTGGGAAAAAGCCAATCCTATGTTGTCTAAACCACGTGGCAAGTACGCCGCAGGATTATTTGAAGAAATCGAAAGCGACTATAAACGTTTAACTTTTGACGAATCAGCTCGGGAAGAGTTTATGACTAAGCGCATGAACTTCCCTGAAAAATCATTAGCACATAGTATCGCAACGATTGAAGAGCTCAAAGCAACTAAACAGAAAGTGCCTGATTTAGAACATTCTAGCTGCATTGCTGGTTTAGACTATGCCACACTGCGAGACTTTGCAGCTGTCGGTTTGCTCTTTAGAAATGGCGATGAATATATCTGGAAAGGTCATTCCTTTGTAAGAAAAGACTTTGTAGACCGTGTCTATGCTTATTCGGAAAAAGGGGCGCATGAGAAACAACGTTTTGCACCTATTAAGAAGTGGGAAGATGAAGGCTGGCTGACAGTTATTGATGAACCTAGCATGTCGCCTTATCACATAATTCAATGGTTGGACAGTATGCGCGAACACTACGATATACAAAAAGTTATTGCGGATAATTACCGTATGGACTTGATAAGGCCGATTTTAGAAGAGTACGGCTTTGAATATGAAATACTAAGAAATCCGAGAAGCTTGCATGGCTTATTAGCACCACGAATTACAGACGCTTTTGCCAATCACAGGATAAACTTTGGCGATAACGATATGATGCGCTGGTATACCAACAATGTTGTTGTGCAGCATAAAAATGGCAATGTGGTTTATGACAAGGAAGAAAACGTAAGACGTAAAACAGACGGATTTCATGCGTTCTTACATGCGATGTATCGTGCAGATGAAATAGAAGAAGTCAACGTAGATAGCTTTTTAGATATGATTGATAATATTGATTTTTAGGCAGTAAAGGGGGTGAACGCGATTGTAAAATTTGGAAGTTGGCGTGATTTATTTAAGCGCAATAAAGAGCTGGCGGATTTAGTCGGTATGGACGGTTTAACACAAGACGCAGCAAACAGAGCTTACTTAAAAAATAAGGCACTTGATATTAATATCAACTATGTAGCCCGTACACTTAGCCAGTCTGTCATTCGCTTAAAAGATAAAGATGAGAGTGTTAAAACAGATTGGCATTATAAGCTAAACGTTCGCCCTAATACAGATTTGTCAGCGTCGGACTTTTGGCAAAGGTTTTTCTACGAGTTGATAAGAAACAATGAAGTTTTAGCTGTCCAAACAGACACTTACGATTTTGTTATTGCTGATAGTTTTGTGAGAAAAGAATATGCATTATACCCAGATGTTTTCGAAAGTGTAGTTGTTAAAGACTACCAATTTAGACGTCCTTTTTATATGGATGATGTCATTTATCTGAGTTATAACAACAAAGGCTTAGATGAATATACGACGGATTTATTCGGAGATTATGGCGAGCTTTTCGGGCGTATGCTGGATTCTTCTTTGCGCAGTAATCAAATACGCGGAACTGTCGAAGTTGGAACTGTGACAGGTACAGAAGAACAAAAAACGCAGAAGTTGCAGAACTTTATCGACCGAATGTTTAAAGGGTTTAAAAAGCCTGTATCAATAATCCCTGTCAGTAAAGGTCTTGAATATAACGAATTATCAGACGGTACTAAACAAGGGCAAACTTTTGATGAAACAAACCAAGTACAAAAAGCTATGGTAACTGAAGTTGCTAAGCTTATTGGTGTACCGCCGTCTTTAATCCATGGCGAAACAGCTGACCAGGATAGTGCGCAAGAAATGTATATCAAGTATTGCATTAATCCTTTGCTTAAAAAATTAGAAGACGAACTTAACGCTAAAATCTTATCTAAGCGACAAGTAAGCGCAGGGAAGCATTTTGAAGTGCTAAGTCTTAATCGTCCAAAACCTACAAAAGATATTGTTGAAGACAGTTCTAATATCGACAAGATTATTGCTAGCGGAACAATGAACCGTAATGAAGTTCGTGCGTTATATGGACTGCCACCAGTTGAAGGCGGTTATGAATTTGTCATGACGAAAAACTACAGCACGAATAATAATGACGATTTGAAAGGGGGTGAGACAGATAATGACGAAATTGAAAATCAAAGGAACGATAATCCCGAATGATGACAAATGGATTTACAATTTGTTTGGTATGGATAGCACAGCGCCCAATGACATTGTCTTACCCGATAACAACGAACCGATTGAGGTTGAAATAAACTCTGGTGGTGGAGATGTATTTTCAGGCAGCGAGATTTATACAGCCCTACGTAACTATCAAGGTAATGTAGATGTCAAAGTTGTAGGGATTGCTGCAAGTGCAGCAAGTATTATCGCAATGGCAGGTAATAAGGTATCTATCAGTCCTACGGCCCAAATGATGATTCACAACGTATCTAGTGCTGCGGCAGGAGATTACAATGCATTGGCGCATGAGTCTAACGTGCTCAAAAATTATAATTCGTCCATTGCTAGTGCTTATGTAGATAAGACAGGTAAAGATATGGATGAATTGCTAAATCTAATGAATGAAGAAACGTGGTTTACGGCAGATGAAGCGGTCAAACAAGGCTTTGCAGATGAAGTGATGTTTAGCAATGACAAAGCACCTAAGATGGTTGCGAGTGCTTCACCTGTTATCCCTCAAGATGTAATTGAACGGCTGACAAATGCCATGAAACCACAGTTTAGCTTAGATGAATTAACAGACAAGGTAATAGAAAAATTAGAAGCTAAACAAGAACAAAGCAACACAGTAAATACAACGGATAGTAATTCAAACGAAGAACACGAAGCTAAGAAAACTGGCTTTGCAAGGTTCTTTTTTTAATACAAAAATAGGGGGTCATAAGATATGGCATTAGAACTTGGAAATGAATTTAATGAAGCACGCAATGCGTTTTTAAACGCTGTGCAAAATAACGAACCAGAAGACAAACAGGCGGAACTTTATGGCGATATGGTGAACCAAATCGCTGAAGAAGCAAAACGCCAAGCGCGCCAAGAAACAGAAAGCGTAATTGCTACTAATCCAGCAGAAGCTAAAATGTCTGCACGTGAACGCAAATTCTTCAACGAGATTGAAACAGAAGTAGGGTATAAAGACGAAAAACTTTTACCACAAGAAACGATTGATCGTATTTTTGAAGACTTAACTACCGAACACCCTTTGCTATCTAGAATCGGATTGCGTAATGCAGGTTTAAGAATGAAATTCTTGCGGTCCGAAACTGAAGGGGTAGCTGTTTGGGGCAAAGTCTTTGGCGATATTAAAGGCCAACTAGACGCTGCTTTCAGCGACGACGAAGACATTCAAAACAAATTGACTGCTTTTGTTGTTGTACCTAAAGATTTGCAAGATTACGGCGTTTCCTTTATTGAAGAATTCGTACGTACACAAATCAACGAAGCCTTTTCTGTCGCATTGGAAGCAGCTTTTGTAGCTGGCGATGGCGACGACAAGCCTATTGGACTGAACCGTGATATTTCTAATGGAACAACAGATAGTGGCGTTACAACTTATCCAGAAAAAGACCCAGAAGGCGAATTAACTTTTGCAGATGCGGACCTTACTGTAGGCGAACTAACAGAAGTTTATAAATATCATAGCGTAAAAGAAAATGGTCAACCGTTGGCTGTTGAAGGCCGTGTATCTATGGTTGTTAACCCTGCAGATGCTTGGGACGTGAAGAAACAATATACTAGCTTAAATGCGCAAGGGGTATATGTTACAGCGTTGCCATTTAACTTAGACATTATTGAATCTATTGCACAAAATGCCGGAAAAGTAACTACATTTGTTCAAGGGCGTTATGACGCTTTTCTAGGTGGCGGTTTGACTGTGCGCAAGTATGACCAAACCCTAGCTATCGAAGATATGGACTTATACACGGCTAAGCAGTTTGCTTACGGCAAAGCGAAAGATACCAAAGCAACGGCTGTATGGACATTAAATGTATCTGATAATGTCACCGACGAAAGCCCCCAGGCGTAGAGCCGATAGCTGGTAAGGCGAAAGTCGGCAAAGCCAAACTGAAGAAGTGAGGTGGTTAAATGAATACCTTACTAAAAGACTTTAAAGACCGTATGCATATCTTTCATGACTCCGAAGACGATAACCTGCAAGGAATCCTAGACGAGGCAATAGACTATATAAAAGATAAAACAGGCCTAGACGATACGGATAACCGTGGTAGACGTTTGATAATGGAACGAGGAAGGTATGCCTATAATGACCAACTGGAGTTTTTTGAGGATAACTTTTTAAGTGAGTTGTTAGGCGCTGCATTCATTAACATGGAGGAGGACAAAAATGGCGAATAAACCGACATTTGAATATCAACCTCCAAAAGTTAAAACGGGAGATTTAAGGACGCCCGTTGAATTTTACGAATATCAAGCAAACAGTGGACCAGAACCCGGCGAAAAACAAGATAGGCTGGTCCACTCGTGTTTTGCGGAAGTCTATAGTCCGAGTATGAAAGACCGTGATGTACTAAACACAGTTTCCACGGAAAGGGCTGTAACAATCAACATAAGAGATACCAAAGGCGAATACTTGCCCAGCAATAAAGACTACGTGCTTATTGATGATTATCGATATAAGGACTTGATGTGGAATATTGTTGAAGTACGTGAAGACTTTGCGAATAATGCTTTTATCACTATCTTATTGGCGGTATATGGACATGGCCAAGAGTAATGTAACGGTAAAAGGCATAGATAAGACGCTTAAAAATATGGAAAATACTTTAGGCGATAAAAAAGTTCGTTCTATTTCACGTAAAGCCATTAATAAAGCTGGTGGAGAAGTTAAAAGCGATTTGAAGGAAGATATGAAAGCTTTTCGTGATACTGGTGCTTCTATCAATGAAGTTGTGCAACAAAACGCTACGAAAAAAGCAACAGGTGTAAGCGGAAGAATTGGCTGGAATGGCCCTCAAAATCGCTATAAACTTATCCATTTAAATGAGTGGGGGTATACCAGATATGGCAAACAATACCGCCCACGTGGTTTTGGCGTGATTGAAAAGTCGCTTAAGTCCTCGGAACAAAACTACTTAGAAACAATAGAAAGTGAGTTGAAAAACAATCTATGAAAGATATGCTAATGACAATTTATAACCAATTAATAACAAACAAATATATTAGAGATATGACACAGATTGACAACTCGCAAGACTACCGTATTAAGTTTTATGAATATCCGGAAACTGGCGACAGGACAGGCGCCTTTATCACTATTAGACCTATGCAACCTGTAAGCGAGGCTTACCACGCAAGTAACAAAGAAATGTCCATTAACTTTTGGTATCAAATAGATGTTGAGTGCAAATATCGCATGACAGCCAAGGAAATACAATATCAAATCAAAAAAGAAATGAAAAAGCTAGGATTTAGCCAGTCGGCAGACGGGCTAGATGAATATTTTAGCGAAACAAAACATTATGTGGACGCAAGGCGTTACACAGGTAATAGCAAGATTTACGACACGGCCTATTAAACCGTGTCTTTTTTATACACAAAAATAAAGGAGCGATTTATATATGGATTTAATCGGAGCAAAGCGAGTGCGGATTCAACCCGCAGGCAGTAATGAAATTTTTGTCGTTGAAGGTAAAGAGTCCGAAGGTGGGGTAATTTCCGCCGAAATCGAAGGACTATCTAAAGAACCTTCACGAGTTTTTGCAAGTGACGTGGCTTACTACGTATCAAGTAAAGGTACAGGCGAAACTTCTGTGACATTTACATTACTTGATATTCCAGGAAAAGTTGAAGACAAAATTTTAGGTTACAAAACAGACGAATCAGGTATTTCTTTTGTTGGTGATGATACAGACGCACCTTATTGCGCAGTTACTTTAGAATCCGAAGACTTGTCAGGCGAAAAAGCTATTTTAGCTTTCTTTAAAGGCAAATTCTCACGTGACGCTATCAGTGCTGAAACAACAACGAATGAAGCGCCAGAACCTGAAGGCTCTGAATATACATTTACTCCTATTTCTGACGATCGCGACGGAAAAAGTAAAGGTCAAGTTATGGCGAAATATGTCGGCGACGAAGAAGAAACATTTAAAGAGTTGGAAGAACTTGTTTTTGATACTACAGATGCTGGTGGCTCGGGGGAGGCGTAACGCCAACAGTCGGAACGGCTAAGGTTGGCGATTCCTCACTAACTTATCAAGCGTAGAAAGGAGTAGTAACTATGGCTTATGAACCAACGAAATGGAATACAGGCGACGATATTACCGCCGAAAAGCTAAATAAAATTGAGCAAGGCATTCAAAACGAGCAGGAAGGACCTCAAGGGGAGCCTGGAAATGATGGTTCTGACGGTTCACGAGGACCAAGAGGCCCACAAGGAGAACGAGGTCCAGCAGGTTCAGACGGTTTTGGAACGGAAGAGCAATACAACGATATTATTAGTCGTTTAGAAGCTTTAGAAGGATCAGAATAAATTATAAGGGTAGCCCCATTTGGCTATCCTTTTTACTTACAAACAAACGAGGAGGATTTTTAAAATGGCAAAACTTAAATTGGAATTAGAAAACGAAAAAGAAGAAACGGTAGTACACACAAAAGACAAAGTTAAAGGCCGTGCTGTACGTAAAGCTTTTCAAACCATGAAGAAAATTGAAGAAGCAGACTATGAAGAACAATTGGACACTTTAATTGATTACGTTGTAGACGTTTTTGACGATCCAGGCGTTACAGAAGATAGCATTTTGGACGGTATCGAATCAGAAAACTTAATGCCTACTTTATCTAAAGTGATTACAGATGTCGTAGGCGTTGATCCTGATGACGCAGAAAATCAGCAAGCAAAAAAGTAACACCAGAAGAGGCTGAAAAAAATTATTTGAGCATGACAAAACAACTCATGCAAAACGGATGGAAGCTTGAAGATATCGAGGAGGCGGACTTTGACTTACTTATGCAAGTCTTATCAAGTAAGGAAGACAAAAAGCAAAAACAAAAACCACTGAACGAATATCTCAAGAAAATTTAAAAGAAGGGAGGTAAAACAATAAATGGCAAGTAAAAAACCTCTCGGTAATATGGTTGTCGAACTTGATTTAAATAGTTCTGCGTTTAGTAAGGGCTTAGATGGCGCAAAAAAAGCTGTAACAAGTTCCATGAAATCGATGAAGAGCCAGATGAAAATCATGGACGCTTCAGGCGATAAAATGGGAAAGCTTGAGGCGAAGCAAAGCGGTTTAACTCGTACGATTGAAGCGCAAGAAGAAGAAGTAAGACGGCTACAAGATGCTTACGATAACAGTTTTGATGCAAATGGAAATGCAACAGAAGCTACTGCAAAGTACGCAAATAAATTAAACGACGCTCAAGGAAGATTAGCCAGCTACAGAAAGCAATTATCTGACGTTGGGCAGGAAATAGCTAGCTATAAAAAGCAACTTGAACTAGCTGAAAATCCAATGTATAAAGCCGGACAAAGTATGCAAGAAGCCGGCAATAAAATGCAAGGCTTTGGCTCTAATATGATGAGTGTCGGAAGTAAAATCTCAGGATTTGGAAGCTCACTAACAAAGAATATTACTAAGCCGATTCTAGGTATAGGGGCAGCTTTAGGCGGTCTAACACTAGGTCTAGGTATGAAACGTTTAGTAGGTATTGATGACGCTAAAGCTAAACTAGAGGCTTTGGGGAACTCCACCGAAGAAGTAGACGAAATCATGCAAAATGCCGATAAGGCTATTGAAGGTACGTCTATGAGATTAGACGAAACAGCTACCGTTGCAGCTAGTGCGTCTGCTGCAGGAGTTGATGCTGGCGAAGATTTAACACGCTACTTGGGCTTAACTGCTGACGCCGCTTCTGTAGCTGGTACTTCTATGTCTGACATGGGTAATGTTTTGAATAAAGCAACTACTCAAGGAAAAGCACAAAATGATGTGCTGCAACAAATGTCAGAACAGGGCTTACCTGTTTATCAATGGCTAGGCGAAGAAGCAAATAAAGCTGGCGATGAAATATTTCAAATGGCGTCTGATGGAAAAATCTCTACAGAAATGCTTTTAGATGCTATAGAAAATAATATCGGTGGCGCTGCCCAAATCATGGGCGAAAAGTCATTTACTTCTGCTTTACAAAATATGAGTACTTACCTTGGTCATGTCGGTGCTGCTTTCTTAGATGGAAAAGGCGAAGGTGAAGGCTTCTTTTCTGCTATAAAGCCATTAATGGTTGATTTTTCGGAATATCTACAAAGTATAACGCCACAAGCTGAAGAATTAGGAGAAAAATTTGGACAATCATTTACTAATATGATTGACAAATTAAAGGAAGCAAAGTCTTGGTACGACAATCTTTCAGATGGGCAACAAGATTTAATTAAAAAAGTAGCAACGTTTGGAACTGTTGGGCTTGTAGCATTGGGGCCCGTTGCTCAATTAATTGGGAATCTTACTACAGTTGTTGGTGGTGCTACTTGGGCTTTTGGCGGACTAATTAAAGGTATGGGAAAAGGACTTAAAAAAGTTGCGCCACTGTTTACTCCTATACTTGACCAGCTCAAACTTTTACCTTTGCGTTTTCAAATGCTTAGTTTATCAATTAAGGAATCTGGAGGCTTGCTAGCTTGGCTAAAAGGTGGTTTTGCTGCTTTAAATTGGCCAATCACTTTAATAGTTGGTGCAATAGCTGCTGTTACAGCTGGTTTAGTTGTTTTATATAACAAATCTGAAACATTCCGTGAAATTGTTAATACTGCAGTCGAAGCAGTCAAAAATAAATTTTTACAATTCAAAGAAGTAGTAAGCACCCTATTCGGTTTATTTACTGGTGGCTTAGATTTTACACAAGCCAAAGAACAATTAAATGGCGTTGTAAGCGAAAGCACTGTTCAGCGTTTTCAATCCGTCCGTAACTTCATTGAGAAAATTAAGCTGTCTTTTGAGGCGCTAGGCGCAGTAATATCTGACGAAGCAGGTATAGGACAATTAAAAAATCTGTTCGGCGATACATTCAGTGATGAAACATTGGGTCGTATTTTGATTGTTGGCGAAACGGTAAGAAACTTTGTAGACATGGTAAAGCAAAAGTTTGCTGAATTTGCAGAAGCTTTATCGCAAGCTTTTCAAGGAAACTTTGAACCACTTCTTGAGTTTATTCAACAATTAATCCCAAAAATTGTCATGATGCTAATTGGCGGTTTACCAGCATTGATTTATACGGGAATGAGCTTAATAACTAAACTAGCCGAAGGAATGGGAATTTCAGTTCCTGAACTAATTGAAAAAGTAGCTGGAATTATAACAACGATGTTGATGAAATTCACAGAAGCATTACCTCGTATTATCGAGACAGGTGCAAACATTATCCTTAAATTGATTAACGGATTTACTCAAATGCTGCCAAACTTAATAGAGGCTGCAACAGGTATTATTTCGACGATTCTCCAAACAATATCTGAGATTCTTCCGCGGGTTATATATGCGGGTGTTTCGATTTTAACTTCTTTAATAAGTGGAATTATCGATACACTACCACAAATTATTAATACTTCAGTAAAAATGATAAATGTTTTAGTAAATACATTGATAAACCTTTTACCTAAAATTATCAACGCTGGGATTAAGATTTTAAAGGCTTTAATTAACGGCATTCTTAAAATTTTACCTCAATTAATCAATGCTGGAGTTAAATTAATAACCACTGTGGCAAGCGCAGTTATTGATAATTTACCGAAAATCATAGACGCAGGCATAGAAATTCTTCTTGCTTTAATAGACGGAATCATAAAAATTCTACCTCAATTGATAGAGGCTGGTTTAAAAATCATTGTATCCTTATTCAAGGCTTTAATAGATAACCTGCCTAAAATCATAGAAGCAGGTGTAGAACTACTTTTCGCCTTAATTGACGGTTTGATAAAAACTATACCAGAACTTGTCAAAGCAATACCAAAAATTGTAAAAGCCATTTTTGACGCTTTTAAAGATGTTGATTGGGCTGGATTAGGTAAAGATATCTTGGACGGTATTTTAGAAGGATTAAAAGATATTGGAAGCAATGTTTGGGATTCTGTTAAAGATGTCGGAAATAACATAAAAGACAGTTTTGCGGATTTCTTTGATATTCATTCACCTTCTAGAGTAATGGCAGACTTGGCAAAATTCCTTCCCGAAGGTATCGCTAAAGGGATTACAGATAACCAAGACGTTGTAGCCCAAGCAATGCAAATGCTCAATGGTATGATGAGAGATTCAGTGCAACAATCAGCAACCGTTGATGTTGAAGCTAACGCAAACCAAGATGACGAGAACGCAAATACGGCTAATCCTTTAGAAAAGATTATGAAGGGATTTGCTGAACAAATACCGCAAGCACAAGAGAAAGTAAAACAGTTTATAGCGCAGTGGAATCAATTATTTATTGCTAATGATGAGGTCATGCTCAAAATTGGCTTTGCTTGGTTAAATAGACTATTGCAAGGTGCAAATGAAGCTTATCCTAAGATAGTAGAGCGAGTAAAACAGCTAATTAATCAAATCAATACTATTGTTAAAAACAATTACGAGCCAATGCAAAACCAAGGGCGCACGTTGCTTAAGAAACTGTTAGATGGTTGGAATTCGGTGTACGATGCTATGGTAAACCGAGTAAAGCAACTAATCTCGCAAATTAATAAGTTGATACAAAATAACTACAGCCCTATGTACAATCAAGGGCGTACTTGGCTACAAAGATTACTAGACGGCTTTAATTCGCTTTATTCGCAAATGATTAACAGGATTAAACAATTAATTAGCCAAATCAACAAACTTATTCAAAACAATAATAAGCCAATGTATAACCAAGGTCGTAGGTGGTTGCAAGAACTACGTAATGGCTTTAATAGCTTATATGATTCCTTCATGAGCTTAATCAGTAGATTGTGTTCCGAAGCTGTAGATCGGATACGAGATAAACACGGTGACTTTTATAACGCTGGAAAATACCTTATTGAAGGTCTCAAAGACGGTATCAGCGCCATGAAAGGTCCAATTGGCGACATCATGAACGACGTAGCTAACAAAATGATTGGCGGTATAGCTAATGGTGTTAGTGGTGTGCGTTCTGGTGTAAACCATATTCTGAAAGAAGTGGACTCTGACAAACGAATTGATGAATGGGATGTGCCTAAATACGCTAAAGGAACTAAAGGCGGCGGACACCCTGCAGATGGGCCAGCTATCGTAAATGACCAAAGCGGGCCTATATCAAGACGTCGCGAATTGATTCAAAATCCAGACGGTTCAACCTTTATGGCTAAGGCTAAAAATAGTTTAGTCAACTTGCAAAAAGGTGCAAGAGTCTTTAACGCAGATATGACAAACAAGCTTAAAAAAAGCGGTCATATCCCACACTACAAGGACGGAACAGACGATACAGATGTTTTTGACTTAGTAGACGATAAAGACAAATTTTATAAATTTATTAAAGATAAAATCAACTTAGACAATGTAGGCGAACCTTGGAAAGACATGTCTAAAAAAGCTTCTAAAATGATGATTGACGCTGCTTATGACATGGTCGAAGACGAAGCAAGCTTTGGCATGTTTGACGGCAAAATGGATAAATCAGGCAAATGGAAAGTCTATAACTACCTTTGGGATGTAGCGCAAAAAGTTATGGATAAGTTTACAGGCATGTCAGTAACTTCTGGCTATCGTGATGGTGACCCAAACCACCACGGCAAGCATCAAGCTATAGATATTGCTTATCCTGCTAGCGCAAACGGTAGTAGTAAATATTTAAAACCAGCAAACTATGCGTTTGATAAGTTTAAAGACCAAATTGCTTATGTCATTACACAAGGAAGAGTTAAGGACCGCGTAGGATCTAGCGGCCATGGCCCAAGTAAAAGCTGGATGAACTGGGGCTCTTCTGACCACGACGACCACTTGCATTTATCCGGACAATATGGTCCTGGAGATGTCGGGAAAGGCGGCGGTAAAAATGGTGACTGGACTGAAGCCATTAATCAAGCTGCTAAACGTATGAAGGTCAAACCTACGAAAAAACAAATAAGTGGCATTAATAGCATGATCCAAGCTGAATCTGGTGGAGACGAAAAAGTTAGTCAACAAATTCATGACGCTAATAGTACCAATGGCTCGGGTGGCGCTAAAGGGCTCTTACAATATATTCAATCTACTTTTGATGCTTATGCTGTAAAAGGCCACAAAAATATCTGGTCTGGACTTGACCAACTTATGGCATTCTTCAACAACTCCAACTGGAAAAGTGCTATTGCACCAAGTGGCGGTTGGGGTCCAACTGGAAGTCGACGCTTTGAACATGGTGGCTTAATTAACCGCCACATGGTTGCTGAAATGGGCGAAGGCAATAAACCAGAAATGGTATTACCGCTAACCAATAAAGCACGTTCGTTAGATTTGATGGCTAAGGCTATGCATATCATGGGCGTTGATGGCGGAAAAACTACTACCACAGGACAAAGCTATGATGATGCGGACTTGATTGCGTTACTCATAGAGCAACACAAAGAAACTGTGAGTGTCTTGAAAGCTATTGCTTACAAAGATACAACCGTTGACGCAGATAGTCTCACAGATTACACAAATGACAGATTAGGTAAACAATTGAAACGCTTAGGCGTTGTTTAAGGAGGGTCAAATAAATAATGTTTTATCACTTTTTGATAGATCATGGTGAGGGTTTCTTTGACCCTCAAATAAAAAATAAATTAGTCATAAAAGACGTTAAAAGAGAAATGCCACAATACGAGGTTGATTATGAGGAGTTTGCAGGAAGCAATGGACAGCGACCTGCAAATAGCTCATTTCAGCCTTTTAATATTACTTTGTCGGTAGATATCTTTTTCAACAATCTTTATGACAAAGCGTTAATGCAAAGAGAGTTAGCCAACTTATTCTTTCCTGGCCAAGAATACTATGTGGCTTGGGAAGAATACCCTGGCATGAAATTTTGTGTCAATCCTACGAGCTTAGAAGAAGATGACCAAGAAGCCAATGATTTTACAACTTGGGACTTAGAACTAACGGTTTTTCGTGCATGCGGAGAATCGTTTTCTTCTACCCTGAGTGATTTTAGCTTGGATGAAGAGTGGCAGTTTTCACAAGGATTAGTTGCTGAAGATTTTGAATATACATTTACGCACAGTCGTTTTGTTGTTTATAACGCAGGCGATTTTCCTATTGACCCAAGAGAGCACTATTTAAATATCAAAATTGAAGGCGAAAGCGACGGAGAAGTAACCATTGTCAACAAGACAACGAAAGATCGCTTTATTTATTATCCTGAAATATCTAGCATTACAGGGGAGTGGATAGACTTAAAAGGGATATATCCTAAAAAGAATGGTATTAATTGTGGGATAGACACAAACCACGGGTTAATTAGCTTAGTTCCAGGAATAAATGAAATTGAAATCCAAAATGTTAGCCGGGTTAAAACCTCCTGGGATTTTAACTTTCTTTATAAGTAGGTGATTATATGGAGCTAATCGCAAGAAATTATGAAGAAACCGTAGAAGAAATTCTTATAGGTATTGATAAAGAATCTTTTGAAATTAAACACGAGCAAAACGAAATAGACGAATTAACCTTTACTATTAATTTAAATGGTAGAAACAAAATTAGTTACGATTTAGTGCAATATGAAAATTACATTCTGTGGAATGGTCAAATTTACATTATTAAGCAGATGACAGAAGCAGCAAGTGGTATGAGTTTAACCAAAGATGTAACGGCTATGCACATTTCTATTGAGTTAAAAGACGGTTACCAATATGACGAGTTAACGGGCAAACGTTCAGTTAGTCAATTGTTAACACACGTATTCAAAGCAGGCGATTTAGGTTTTAGTTGGGAAGTCATAGACAAGGATAACCAGTTTGTCACAGTTGAGCAAGAAAACTTTGGTAGTGATAACTATAAAAAACTTATTGATGAGATCTTAGATGATTATGACGCAATTATGATTGCAGACAACAAGCATTTATACTTTTATCCTCGTGGTGACTACGGAAATGTTGTGGAAGACCAAATAAGGTATAAATACAATACCGATGATGTAAGTTTTGATATTGATACGCTGGAACTTAAAACACAGATAAAAGGTTTTGGTAAAAAAGACGAGGATAACGACGATAAATATTATTTCGACCCTATCACATATACTTCACCAAAAGCCGAAACCTGGGGGATACGCATACAAGACCCAGTACAGGACGAACGTTATACCGTGCCTGGCAATATGGAAAAAAGACTAAAAAAAGATTTGCAAGATGTTCCAGAAATAAGTGGTACAGTTACACTTAAGTTTCAGTCAGACTTGCATATTTACGATTATGTTCCATTTATTTATGAACCTTTAAATATTAATGAATATATACAAATTGTTGGTTTAACAGAATATCCTATGCAACCTAGTAAACCGCCAAATGTTACTTTATCCAATACGAAAAAGACAATGACAAGCATATTAGCAAGTTTAGTCAGGAAGGGAGTGTTGTAGTTGGGGTTAACAAAACTAGTAAAAAATCGAATCTCCAGCGAGTGGAAAGATATTTTTAACCACAATGTGGAGCAGTTAGAACGCAAACAAGAAGAAAACCAAACGTCGCACAAAGCCACAAATAAACGCATTGATAATCTTGTGCTATCAAGCGGGGGCGATAGCCCAAACGAAGTGACAGACGCACGCACAGATACTTCAGGCACAATACACGATACGCTAAAAGCTCGAATTGATGCAGGCGAAAATTTAACAGAAGAAGAAATGCGAGCGGTCAATGAAAAGCTATCAAACCAACATGCTGAGATTAAACAATTAAATAAAACGATCGCCGAATTATACGGCGGTGAAGGCGGTACTATCGATCTTTATGTATCAGACGAAAGAGGAAACGACACAACAGCAGATGGAACAGAAGAAAAACCATTTAAGACTATACAAGGAGCTGTAAATGGCATTCCTTTAATGAACACTTCCAGTTTTTATATCCATGTAGAACCAGGAAGTTATCTTGAGGACGTTGAAATTACTCGTATACTTTCAGCTAGGTTGGAAATTGTAGCTACAAATAACAATGTAACCAACGCCAGAAAAGAGGATACAGGTTGCTATGTACGTTCGATCACTTTTACTTATTGTAATATGTATTGTTCCGTTCGAGGGATTACACAAACAGACGTGCAGAATTCCCCAGGACACTTCATTTACTTTACAGGTACAAAATATGGTGTCATCAGTAATTGCCGCGCAGCAACAAACACGAAAAACATTTCCGGATATCTTGCTTTTGGATTTAACACTTCCACAACGGGGCATGTATTTGATGATTACATTGCTAATCAATACTATGCTGTTAAAGCAACTTTTGGTGCAGTTGCCAGAGTTGCAAATAGCTGTACAGGATCAGGCAATAATGTTTTATATCATGTGGAAGGTAGTACGATTTACATTGGTCAAACAATGCAGTTACAAGGTGCGACAGAAAAAGAATGGGAATATGGAGGTCAGGTGCTTGGCTTATGACAAATAAACTATATAAAGATATCGTTTTAGAGGTTGACATTGACGCAAAAAAAGGTGCAAAAAATCAAGCAAAAGAAACGCAAGCAACCTTTTACAGTTATGATATTCAAAGCGGGTTAGTGAAAATCAATATAGCAGAAGATGGCCAACCTCTAGCTTTATCTAATGGAACAGAAGTCTTGATAAACGTAGTTAAACTTGGATTACCTCAGCAAAAATTAGTCTATAATGCAGATATTGTTGACGCAACTAAAGGCATTACACATTGGGATATTCCCGAATATTTAACAGGCTATAAAGGTAAAGTACGTGCAGGCGTCTTCATCAACTTGCCTAACGGCCAACGTTTACATGGTGGCTACTTTAAATTCAATATGGGTATATCAGAAATTGATACAAACCTAGAAGAGCTTGAAGAAGATTATTGGCAAGCATGGGATGAATTTCAATCTGAGGCAGAAGCCGAATGGTCGGACTGGAAAGCTATCCGTGATGATAATTGGGAAAAACAAGAAAAAGACTATGATGAATGGAAAAAAGACCAGGAAGAAAAACAAAATAATTTTGAAAATGATTATGCTAAGCATTGGGATAATTGGAAAACCCAGCAACGAAATAAGCAAAGTGAATTTGAAAAAGATTATGATACGTGGAAGTCTACTCAAGAAGGAAAACAGACAACATTCGAAAATGACTTTTCAGATTGGAAAACAACACAAGAAAATAAGCAATATGATTTTGAAACTAATACAAATGAGATTCACGAGAATATAAACAAAGATATTGATGACATTGAACAACGCGTAAACGAAACAAATGAAAGTTTAGAAGATCTAGATACTTATAACAGGCAACAAATAGATACTAAACTAGATGATAAAGCTAATGAATCCTCAATAGAAGAAATAAAAAATGCAGTAGAGCACGGATTTATAACATTAGAAAAAGGATTTGAAAATTATAATAATAGTAACACCGAAAGCGATAAAGCGGGACATTTACAATATGTAAAAGTTGGACCATTATGTCATATATTTGGTACGGTTAAAAATTTATCTACAATTAAGTATGGAGGGGAAATTGTTGTAGCTAATATACCATTAACAGTTAAAACAATGGATAGAACAATTGGACAAGGTTCTTCGAATGATATATTTACGTGCACAGCTTATGCCTCTCCTCAATCTTTTGGGAATCAAATAACTATTACTAGAACTAGAGACGGCAGTGGGAATAGCACAGATTTTACATCAGGTAAATGGTTAAATGTGAGTTTAACAATTAGAGTATAGGAGGTTATATGAATGATTTCTATTTTTAAACCGCTCGAAAGCCCAAATGAAAGCTCTTATTTTCAACAAAAGTTTATTGATGATAACGAACTAATACCAGAGGGGTGGACAGATGACTTAGAAGATATCCCTACACCAGATTGGAAGGAAGAAGAAAGAAAGGAGTGATAAAATGCCAATACGTAAAAAAGGCGATGTAGAAATCAAAACGAGCGCCAACGGGGCTAAGGTGAAGCAAACAGGCTACACCTTTTACAGCTATGATAAAAATGCGGCTGCTTTGTACTTCCAGTTCCGCGAGCAAGACGGCCAACCAACCGACTTAAGCAAGGCGACCGTCCGCTTGGTTATGACTTTAGATGATGATGGTGGGAAAAAGTTTATCCCCGGAGATGACGAAATCGAAGTAATAAGTGCCATACGAGGCACAGCGAAATATGTCCTGCCTGAAATGCTTTTAAGCTATGAAGGCAAGGTAACGGGCTATGTGTATATGAATTTTGATGATGGTAGCCGCTCAGACGATGGGCAGTTTACTTTCCGCATCAAGCATTCCATGATTACGCACGTTTTGCCTGAGCTAGGTGATAAGTACGTGCGGGATTTTGAAGATGTTAAAGAGCAAGTGGAGCAAGCAGCCGACGGTGCGAAAGAAACCATCAGCCAAAAGGTGACAGAGGCTTCTGATACAAGCGATAGTGCCATATCCAACGTAAACCAAGTAGCCGACGGCGCAACCGAATCGATAACCACCGCCGCAGATAGCATAGACAAAGCGAAGTCCAACGCAGAAGCAACAATCAGTCAGTACGTGTCATCTGTGGGGAGTGCGAAGGAAGCAGCGGAAAAACGAATTAATGACGCCTCGGGTGAAGTTGAAACGGCTAAAGTTGAAGCTATTAAAAATATGAGTGAGTTGGATATAAGTGATAAAAACTATCTTTTGGATTCTAAAAAAAGGGTGCGAGAAGCCAGAACATCAGGTGAACCTGAGGATAATTCAAATTATGCTACCTACTTTCTTTCAGAACCTATACAAGCTGGAGTTGAATTCACAGTTTCGGGGCAGCTAGAAATCACAGACGGCGATTTTGATACCATTTCTATTAAATTTAGGGATGAAAATGGTAAAAACATCGGCGACAGTTCCTTTTACGTAGACCGTTCGGGAAACGAGTTTAGCGAAACTTTCACTTTATCACAAACAACTTATAGGATGTATATATATGCAGGGAAAACCGGAGAAACTCGAGGCAACGGAGTTATATATGAAAATATTAAACTCCAGCCTGGTTCGATAGCCACAGCCTGGACACCCAACCCGTCAGAAATCATGACACAAAAGCAGTATGACAAGCTCGCAAACGCCATCACAAGCCTAGGAGGAAGCATATAAAATGTTTAACATACAAGAATTTATCGAGGAAAACTTAACAGAAGGCTACTTAAACCACGCCTTTTTCGAAAACCAAGTCAAAATCTTTGCCCTAAACTACCTTAACCGTTGGCAAATCGATCAAGAATGTTTTGACAGGATAACCAAGTTTGTCGAGGAAAATGAACCTTATCCTGAAGAAACTGAGGAAGACGAAGAACCGCCAAAAGAATAAAGCAACGAGGTATGCCTAAGGGTGTGCCTCTTTTTTATGGCTTGATACTTTGATTTTTAGTTAGTTAGGAGGTGGTTCGTTGGAACTTGAGGACCGAGTGAACGAACACGACAAGAAGATAAAACAACATGATAAGGAAATCGCCCGCTTGAGTAATAATCTCGTGGAAATGCAAAAGGACTTAAACAATGGTTTGGCTCGTGTAGATGAATCCAATCGTTTTTTGCGTGAACAAAATACAAGACAATCCGAGCAAAACAACGAGATATTACAAGCAATTCTAAACCGCAATGACAATTCGGAAAAGCGCAGCCATGAACTTAAAATGCTTAACTGGTCGAACGTCTGGAAAATTGTCAGTGTATCAGCGGGCGCAGGTGGCGTGATAAGCGCTATCGTTCAAGTTTTATTCAACTGAAGGGAGGTGAGTAAATGAAATTAAGCGATAAACAATATGATATCGCTAAAAACATTATAACCATTGTCATGCCTGCACTTATAACGCTAATTGCTGGATTGGGTGAATTGTATGGATTTGATAGTGAGTTAATTGTTGGGACGATAGGGTTAGTGACTGTGTTTTTTGGTACTGTCCTTAGAATTTCTACGAAAAAAATAAGAAAGGAGTTGAAAGAAAAATATGAAGAAGATTAAAACGCTAATCATGACAGCGATTGTTGTTGTCATGACCTTTGCGCCCATTGTGGGCGCTGGAGCGTATTCGATCGATACCACGTACAATCGAACGAGGTCATCGCAACGGACAAATAATAACTACATCATCTTACATGAAACGGGCGGAGTAGCGCCAGCAATTAACAACGCGCAATACTTTAATAGAGAGTGGCGTAACGTCGGAACATACTCCAGTCATGTCGTAGGTGACGGGGGCAAGGTTTATCAAATCTCGCCTGAGGGCTATGTACAATGGGGCGCAGGGAGCTATGCAAATGCAAACTCACCCATACAAATTGAGCTAGCTCGTACGAACAACAAAGCAACGTTTGAGAAGGATTATAAGGCCTATGTTAGTTTAGCTAGGGATATGGCTAAGAAATATAATATCCCTCTAACTCTTGATGGCGCAGGTCGAGGCATTAAGTCGCATTTGTGGGTGACAGAAAATATTTGGGGCAATCATCAAGACCCCTATGGCTATCTAGCTGAATACGGTATCAGCAAGGCAGACTTAGCTCAAGATTTACGTACTGGCTTAGACGATTCTGATGATGCTGATGCAGATAAACAATCTCCAAGACCCGGAAACAAAGCCCCAATGCCAGATAAAAGTAGTGGTTTTCACGCTGAAAAAGCTACCTTTACTAATGGCGATACAGCTATCAGAGTACGCAAAAGCACACCCGGTTTGAGTGCTCCACGTGCGGGCATGTTACCAGCTGGGGCTAAAATCAATTATGATGGCTGGGTTGCTAAAGATGGCTATACTTGGGTACGCTACACAGGTAATAGTGGCAATACGTTATACTTGCCCGTACGCCACAATGGCACACCTTACGGTACGTTTGGCAATGGTAAAGCTAACCAGTCACAGCCTTCAGCAAACAAAATTGCAGAAGATGGACAGTGGGGTAGCGCAACCACACGCAGACTCCAACAATATCTAGGCACAAAACAAGACGGAGTTATCAGCGGTCAAGTTCGCACAAGTGCTAACGCTAATGTATATTCTGCACAGTGGGGAACAAGTGGTTCTAACGTTATTCGTGCGTTACAAGCTAAGCTAGGCGTGGCACAAGATGGTAATTTAGGACCAGCAACAGTAAGAGCTTTACAAGCTCATTTAGGCACGACGCAAGATGGACAAATCAGCCCACGTAGCAATGTCGTTAAGGCTATGCAACATGCACTTAACAACGGAACTTTTTAAATACTAAAAAATAAATATTTCGTTTAATTAACTAATTAAGCCGCCCTCAGTTAAGAGAGAGGCTTTTTACATAGCTTGTGAAATCGAAACAAGATTTAAAATACTAATAAATCAGTAAGATTGTATACTATTTGTAAACAATGTTTGACTCTTGTGAATACAAAATGCTATTATTAATTTGAGAATAGAAGGGAGGGTTTTATATGGCTACTGTAAAAGAATTAGCACAATATTTGGTTTACAGTTATGAAGATAGGTCAGGAAGTAAGTTTCAAGATAGTGAGTTAAAGCTACAGAAAATGATGTATCTTGCACAACGAGAATCTTTAGCGTTTACCGATGAACCATTATTTAATGATACTTTTGAAGGCTGGAAATATGGACCCGTTCTTCCTTCATTGAGATATTTTTTTGACGAAGATTATCAACCCTTTGACCCTAAGAATGAAAGTAACCTAACTAATAAAGAAATTTATATCATAGATAACGTAATTGCAGAATATGGCAAGTTTGAGCCTTGGGCTCTTGCTGAATTAACACACAATGAATTATGCTGGTTAAAAAGTAGAAACGGGTTAGATGAAAGTGATATCGGATGGTCGCCAATATCAACTGACGATATCAGAGAAGATGCAAAAAAAGTTAGATTATATGATCACGAGTATGATATGTACGTGGATGAATTTGAAGACTTCGACGATGAGGTACTTCAGTTATGAGCAATCGAGACTTAATAGGACAAATAAAAACATCACGTTTCCCTTATTATAATAGTAAAAAGGGAAAGATGGATTTTAAAAGTCGCCCAATTTTAATTATTGGTGTTGAAAAAGAAGTTGGTCCTTGTGATTTGACTATTTTGCCAGTATCTTCAATTACTAACCAAAAAAATATTATTTTTGATTATGATATTAAACTAGATATAAATAAATATCCACTTCTAAGCCTAAAAAACACTTCTTACTGTAGAACAAGCAAAGTATCTACAGTGTCATCACATGAGGTTGGTGTAAGAACAATCTGTAATTTAAAAAATACGTATCCTGATATCTATAAAGCTATAAACGATGCGTATGAAATGTACCAAAATACTTTATTTTAGCCCCGTCACTCCGACAGGGCTTTTTTATTTGCCTTTGTATTTGTTTATGATGGGGTTTTTCTTCTTTTTTTATTTTTTATTGCTAGTATAATAAAATGTAGAAAGGAGATTTGTAATGACAAGAATTTTTGAAGATGAAGAAGAAAGAAAAAGACAGCAACTTGTAGCTATGGAGATAAACGGCTATGAAGTTTGTGAAAATTGCGGAACACTGTTTTTACCTTCTGAAAGCGATCCTGAACAAATTGTTTGTGATGCTTGTCAAGATTATGCTATGGGAAAGGACTAACATTTTATCTTTCTTTATATTAAGGGCTCTTGCCATGAGAGCCCTTATTTATTGTACGTCAAACTATTTCTTTTCTTCGTAAAATTCAATATGACGTATAACCCCATATTCGACTGGTTCATTTCCTATCATAATGGCGCTTTCGTCATAACCACCAACAAAACCTGTTGTATCGGGCAAGTATTTATTGTTAACAACCTCATTTGTTTGTACTGCCACTTTTTATTTTTAACTCTTGCTTCTGTTAAAACCGTTAAGATTTCTTCAGGTGTCATTTCAGGTTTAGGCTCAATTATGGCTAGTTCTGATTGTTCTATTTCTGCCATAGTTCTTGTATGTTCTGATAAGTAAAAGCCCATCTATTTTAATTTCTTTCTATCTTCGTAAGGGTGGAGGGTGCTCATAAAATCACTCCGTTTCTTCAAGTGTCTTTCTGGCTATGTCTACAATGCTTTCTTTTATTTTCTGATAATCATCTTCATAATATTTTTTATCACTTAAAAATACGTGAAAATCAATTCCTAGCTCTTTGATTAAACGGACCTGCACATCATGTTTATTCATGAAATTATTATTTCTATTTTCCAT